GCTACCCAAAACGGAAGCCTTTCAAGAATTCGCAGGTGTTGCTTTTAACAAAGTACAAGGAAAAGATGCTGGGAAATTGTTTGAAAATCTTCAATTCGATGTAATGAATAAGTTTCATCCGGTTGGATGTGACACAATACGTTCTGTGTTAGATCATGAAGTCGGGCATCAAATTGATGGAATGCTTGGCATATCTAATCTTAATTCTGTGAAAATTTTGTTTGATGGGCATACTGTAAATGAAATAACAGAACAATTATCTAGATATGCATGGAAAAATAATAATAAAAATCGATATAGTGAATTTATCGCAGAGGCTTGGTCTGAGTATTGCAATAATCCAAATCCGCGCGCTATTGCGAAAGAGATAGGCGAAATCATTGAAAGGAAGTATGCTGAATGGAAAAAGATGAATTTAGAAAAAGAGCAAAAGAGTTAGGGTATAGCGAAAAAGACATTCAGGATTACATTGACTTAGCTGAAAATGCTGCAAAAGACGGAATTAAAATGGATTATGAATCATGTTTAATTGAATTACCGATATATTAAACCACTTACTTTTTCAGTAGGTGGTATTTTTATACCCATTTTTAAGGAGGAATCCGGATGATTGTTTTTGTAAAATGGTTTGTGCTACAAGGTGAAAGGCGGTGATCCACTTATCTCCGTAGATGTTTCGGTCATAACATCAGCTGAGTTTCGCCTTTTTAGTATTGCAGGCGATAAAGAACAAGACGACAACAGCGGAATGAACCGCGCTAAAAAATGTGAACGAAGGGATGATTTCAATTGACAAAAGAACAATTAATAGCTTTAGGGCTTGATGAAGCAACTGCTCAAAAAGTTGCGGCGGCTAGTAGTGAGGAATTCAAGGGATATGTTACCAAGGAACGTTTTAACGAAGTCAATGAAGCTAAGAAAGACCTGGAAGGTCAGGTTGTTGAACGTGATAAACAGCTTGATTTGTTGAAAAAATCGACTGGTGATGTGGAAGGTCTGAAAAAACAAATTGGGGATTTACAGACAGCAAATAAAACGAGTACTGCTGAATATGAAACCAAACTCAAGGATTTACAATTTACCAACGCCATTAAATTAGCCATTGCAGATAAGGCGCAGGATGTTGATCTTGTTGTGGGCTTGTTCGACAAGTCCAAGCTTATTTTATCGGAGGATGGCAAAATAACAGGTCTTGATGAACAGGTGAAAACGCTGCAGGAGAGTAAAGCGTTTTTGTTTAGACCTGCGGCTGGCAAAGCAAACTATGTGCCAAATGGTGGTGCGGATGGCAGCGCCAGTAAAAATCCATTTGCAAAAGACAGTTTCAATCTCACAGAACAAGGAAAAATATTAACAGAAGATCCTGCACAGGCAAAAGCTTTGGCTGCTGAAGCAGGAGTCACAATTTAAGGGGGAATATAGAATATGCCAATTACAAAATTATCCGATGTGATCGTACCCGCTCTTTTCAATCCGTATGTTATTCGACGTACGGCCGAGTTATCTGCTCTAATCCAGTGCGGTATTATCACAACAGATGCAGAATTTGACCGTTTAGCAAGTCAGGCAGCACCAACCATCAATATGCCGTTCTTTGCTGATCTTACAGGTGAATCCGAACAGATTATTGAAGATGCTGACCTTGAAGCAAATAAAATTGAATCGAAAAAAGATGTGGCAGCCATTATCCGGAGGGCTAAAATGTGGGCTGGTACAGACCTTGCCGCGGCTCTTGCCGGTTCAGATCCGATGGCAGCCATTGCAAGTTTAGTCGCAAGTTTTTGGGCGCGTGATATGCAAAAAGAACTGATTGCCGTATTAAATGGCATTTTTGGTACGTACACACCAGATGGTGGTGCAGCCACAACGCCGCTTGCAACAAATTTACTGGATATTTCAGGAGTGAAGAGCGATGCAGGGAAACTTTGGTCGGCAAGTTCCTTTATTGATGCACAACAGCTTTTAGGAGATGCCCAGGCGCAACTCACAGCGGTGGCTATGCATAGCGCAACGTGGTCCTATCTCAAAAAACAGAATTTAATTACGACAGAACATCCAAGTGTCGATGTGTCATTTGATGCATATCAGGGGAAACGCGTTGTAATTGACGATGGGTGTCCGGTAGCCGATGGAGTTTACACCTCGTATCTGTTTGGTCAGGGAGCGATTGCTCTGGGCAATGGGTCGCCGGTTGGTTTTGTAGCGACAGAAATTGATCGTGATAAAAAGAAAGGATCGGGTGTGGATTATCTCATCAATCGTAAAACAATGATTCTGCATCCACGCGGCGTTAAATTTACGAATGCAAAGGTTGCAAAAGTCGAAGGTCCAAGCCGTGCCGAATTGAAAGATGCTCAAAACTGGCTACCGGTATATGAACCGAAACAGATTCGCATCGTTGCTTTCAAACATAAGATTGGGTGATTGTCATGTTGACTGTTGAAACGTTAAAATCTTTGCTTGGGATTGCGGTCACGGATACAACGCAGGATGTAAATCTTGCGTTTATCCTGGACGATGTGAGTGAAACAATCTTGAATTACTGTAATATTTCTGAATTGCCATCCGGCCTAGCAAATACAGCTTACCGGATGGCAATTGATTTATACAGAAATGAGAGTATTGGAGAAGCGGATTTGCCGATGATCGTTTCATCCATTGCCGAAGGCGATACCACAACGCAGTTTAGAGCCGGTGTTGATTCAAATTTTAAAGATGCTTTGCTTAAAAATTACACAATGCAGTTAAATCGATATAGGCGGGTGAGCTGGAAATGACAAGTGCAATCGATCGGGCTCGGCGTTTAGCTAGAAAAGCCCAGGAAAAAACATATGAAGGCCGTTGCACTGTTACTGAATATGGGAAAGTGAAAGATCCAGTAACACATATTACCGAAGAGAAGGACATTACAGCCTACAAAGATCAAGCATGTCGGTTGTCGTATTCTTCGGCACCGGCAACAGGGCCTTCACAAACGGCTGATTCACTAGAACAATCCATTACATTATTTATAGCACCGGATCTTGTAATTAAACCCGGCAGTAAAATAAACGTGGTGCAGAACGGCCGTACAGAAGCCTATAAGCAAAGCGGTAAGGCGGCTGTTTATTCAACGCATCAAGAAATTAACCTTGAGCTGTATGAGGAGCATCCATAATGGGTAAGTCAGATTTTAGTCAATTAAAAGCGTTTCAAAAACGATTAGAAAAAGCTGCAAATGGACAACAAAAACAACAGTTTTATGAAGACTGTGCCAGAGAACTTGCGGCGCGCTTTTTAGCGAAAGTTATTAAGCGGACGCCAGTCGGGAAAGGTACTTTTGAAACGGTTGTTTTGGGCAATGGCAAGAGTAAGCAAAAGCGTATTTCGCAAGGCGGGGTATTACGACGGGGCTGGACGGCAAAAACAGAAGCCGAAGCAGAGTCCGGTGGTACGGTAAATTCCTTACAATATGCGCAGTCGCTCAAAGTGGATAAGGTTGGGCGCAATTATCAAATTACAATTACAAATCCTGTATCATATGCCAGTTATGTAGAATTTGGCCATCGGCAAGAACCTGGTCGATTTGTCCAGGCGATTGGAAAGCGGCTCAAAGCTGGCTGGGTAAAAGGACAGTTCATGATGACAATTTCAGAAAAAGAGTTGCAGACGCAGGCTCCGGGAATCATCAAAAGGAAATTTGAAGTGTTTTTGAGGGAGGTGCTGGATGGAAAATGAGATGATTGATGGAATCGCTAAGCGGTTGTACGAATTATTTGGTGAAATGTATGAAATTCATATTGATGAGGTTAAGCAGGATTTTAAAGAACCCTGCTTTTTCGTTGTCGATTTGATAGATGGGCACGAGCTTGTGATGCGCAATCGCTATCGACAAACGCACAGTTTTGATATTCAGTATTTTCCAAAGGGCGATAAGAGCATTACACGTGAATGCAATACGATTAAGCAAACGCTTTTAATGGGGATGGAATATATCAATCTTGGGGATGATTTGATTCGTGGTACTGATATGTCTGCCAATGTGCAGAATAACGTACTGCATTTTTTCGTAAATTATAATATTTTTGTGTTTCGGGTGCTTGATCCAGTGCCTAAAATGCAGACACTTGCACAAACACAACACTTGAAAGGTAGTGATTAAGTATGGCTGATGAAGAAAAAACAGC